TATGCTGATAAATATATCAGAAATGGAAGATCCTTTTCTGAATTGAATCATCCAAGATTGAATGAAAAGGGAGAAGGTAAGGACTATTCTGTTTTTGAAATAAATCTATCAAAGGCTTGTTGCTTGATAGAACAGTTATCAATTGATGGAAATAGAGTCTCAATTAAATTAAGAGTAGTAGAAAAACACCCGGCAGGAGCAATGTTGAAGGCTCTTGTAGATGCTGGTTTGAAACCAGGAGTTTCTTTAAGAGGTGCTGGTTCTGTTGAGAAAAATTCTAGAGGTATTTGGGAAGTTTCTGATGACTATCGTTTAATTACAGTAGATGTTGTTGGAAATCCATCTTTTGATGATGAAGCTATATTAGATTCCCTTTATGAATCAATAAAAGCTGGAAAAATTCAAATTTTAACGGAAGCAGTTGATCTAGCCTCTAGAGAATTTGTTAATACAATAGAAAAAAATAATCTATTTTCTGGAAGAAAGACTTTGGATAGAGTTTCTTTTATAAATTTATTAGAAAGTTATGGTAAGGAAAGCAAATGTTTAATCTAGAAACTATACTTAACAAAACAGATTTAGATAAGATTCCTAAAGAATTGCAAAAAAACTTGAATGAAGCTATTTCTAAAGAACTAACTAATCAAGAATCAGAAACTAAGACTAAGTTTGAAACAATGATGGTTGGATTAGAAGAAAGATTTAATAACTATGTTAATCAGGCAATAACTGAAAGCATGAATACAACTGTTGGAGATAATATTAATAAAAAATTGCTTGGAATAGTCACTGGAATTCTGAATATACTAGAAAGTTCCGGTATTCCATTGACAGAAAGAACCATAGAAGTTTCCGAAAAATTAAAATTAGCAAATCAAAGTTTAGAAAAAGCCTACAGCGAAGTAGAAACAGCTAGAAAAGAATTAGATTCTGTTGGAAAAGAAAGATATATTTATGAACGTCTACAGGGATTGAGACCTGAAGTGGTTTCCGCTGCTGTGGAACATTTTAAAAATAGAGATATTTTGGAAATCAAAGAAGAAATCGAAGAATATATTGAAAATACTGCTGGTGCAATCCCTCAATCAGCAGAAGAATTTTCTGATGGATTAAACAATTTAGATTTAGATAAAGTAAGGGATGCATTAGATGAAATTAATGTAAATAAAGGAAAAGAAGATTTAGCCAAAGTAAAATCAGGTTCAAAATTTGAAAACGCTGCTTATGATAAATTGGGAAAAGGCTTGAAGCCTGTAAAAATAAAAGGCAAGAGTCCAGATGTTTCTAATGAAGAACTTTCTGGAATAGAAAATACAGTTATTGAAAGTCTTGGATATGAAGGAAAAGTCTCAACTGGTGATGTCAGTGAAGATACCCAAGATGCTCTTGACAGAATTTCTGACTTCCAAAATCTTGGTTATGGCATAAATTTGAAGAAAAACGGCAAAAATCCATAAAAATCACTCATATTACACAGTGATATCCAGTTAAATTCCGTAAAAAACACTCATTTTAATTAAAATTTAATATCTAGCATCTAAACAATTGTCTGAATACTTACAACCAAGTATTCGAAAGGCAAAACAGATGAAAAAATCATTAATACAAAAATGGGCACCAGTTCTCGAAAGTGAGATTGGCGCACCCATTCGCAGACAACAGGATGCGGCTGTTTTAGCTACTCTTTTGGAAACCCAAACTCGATTGAACAAGGGATATCTTGCAGAATCTGTTAACGTCACATCTGACGTTGCAGTTTACCAGCAATATGCTCTTCCTTTGATTCGTAGACAGTTCCCAGAATTGCTTGCTATGAACACTGTTTCTGTTATCCCAACAACTACTCCAAGTGGAATTTACTTTGCTCTTCGTTATCTTTATGATAACGCTGATCTAAAAACAAGTGCGTTCCGTTTTGGTCAGAAGAGAGAATTAGGATATGATCTTGAGAAGAATTACACTGGATTCAAAGGCGTAGGCCCAGACAATCGCAAGTGGACAACTTCTGAAGGTGAATTCTTGTCTAACTTCATGGAAACAAATCCAAACACTGGAAGTGAGTTCGTAAGAACATTTAATCCAGACGGTTCAGTTGCATCCACAAATAACACTATCAGAACTGCTTCTGTTAAGGTTATCAGAGGTTCCGTATTAGTAGGTACAAGAGCAATCAAGTCCCACTATACCCTAGAACTTCAGCAAGATTTGGCAGCAGTACACGGTCAAGACATCGAAGCTCTCATGCTAGAAGCTCTTCAATTTGAGATTCAGCAAGAGATTGATAGAGAAATCTTGGCTGCACAGGTATTCTGCGCTACAAATCCTGCCCTTGGTGGAGAAGCTGTAATTGATGTCGATCTAGATACAGGTGTTACAGCAAGATGGCCAGCCGAGAAAATCGCAGCCGGTATTGCCAACACAATTCTAGCAGTCGCTCAAAAGATCGCAGTAACTTCTCGTATGGGTCCAGGTAACTATGTTATCGCTTCCCCAGACGTAGTAGCTGCTCTATCCACAATTCAGACAGGTATCTATACACCAGTTCCTTATCTTGGTAATGCCGTAAATGGTCTTACTGACGGTGGAGTTGTTGAAGTAGGTTCTTTGATGGCCGGTGGAATCAAAGTCTATCGAGACATATATGCAGTTGAATCCTACGCTCTAGTAGGACGTAAAGGTGCAAGACAGGGTGAGTCTGGAGTTATCTTCATGCCTTACATCCCGTACATCTTCACAAAGACTGCTGGTCAAGAAGATGGTTCTCCAAGACTTATCGTGAAATCACGCTACGCAATCGTCGCAAATTTGCTTGGTGCTGGACAATTTTATAGATATATCAGATTCTCGAACATGAATGAGGCTATCCTTGGTATCGACTCCTCTAGTGATGTCAAACCTTGGGAAGTTAATCCTGATTCTACCTTCGATGACGGTGGAACCTTCGACGAGTCCGGTGCTTCTCTTGGTGGTGTTACACCTCCAGATGGAGATACAGGAGTCTAAGTTTAACCTTCTGGTTATTCATAATAAAAACCCCGGACAACCGGGGTTTTTTATTTGTATAAATATTATTTTACAATTATTTTAAAATAATGTATATTGTTATAAACAATACAAGGAATATTATAATGAGAAGTAAATCTAATAACAAGAATATAAATAAAACAATGCTTTGCAATAAAGAGGAAGCAGATCTTCTAGAGAGAGTTGCAAAACAATTTGATACATACGAAGCCGATATAATGAGAGAAGCTTTAAAAGATTTTTATACAAAACACGGAATTATAAAGGAATAAGTATGGGATCTATTTATAAAATTACAAATAAATTAAATGGTAAGAATTACATCGGGCAAGCCCAGAATGTAAATGAAAGATTTAAAAATCATAAATCAAATGCATTTTGTAAAAATGATAAAAACAATAACAATATACCAAAATTATATAATGCTTTTAGAAAATATGGGTTAGATAATTTTAGATTTGAAATTATATCAGATGATATAGATAATATCCAATTAGATTTTTGGGAAAGATTTTATATTTGTCTATATAATTCTGTAGATGGTGGATATAATATAACTTTTGGTGGAAGTACCCCTTTAGGAATAAAGCGTTCTGAAGAATTTAAAAGAAAAATGTCTGAATCCAAAAAAGGAACTACCGCAAGCGAAGAAACCAAAGAAAAATTAAGAAAAATAATGTTGGGAGTAAAACGAAGTCAAGAAACAAAAGATAAAATGTCTAGATCTGCATCAAATAAACCAAAATCTTTAGAACATAGAAAAAATCTTTCTAATGCAAAGAAAGGAAAACCTTTTATTTTAAGTGAAGAAACTAAACAAAAACTTAAAGAAATTAATACTAAATTTATATATACTGTAGTTAATCCATTTGGAGAAATATCTACTACCACTAATTTAGATGTATTTTCTAAAGAACGAGGATTAGAACCAAGCACAATGCATAAAGTAGCTAATGGCAAAAGAAAACAATACAAAGGCTGGACAGTTCCAAAGAAAGAAAAAATAATTAAACTTGTAACTTAATTCTCAACTAGTTAAGCAACAAATATATATTATAATAAACTAAGATAAAGGAATTTCATATGTTTAACGAAAAAATAGATATGTCGCTGTTTGAGCAAGAGCCAGAAAATAAAGAACTTGATTCTGGAATTAATGTTCAGAAAAAAGATCAAATGCAAGGAAAACCTATTTTAGAAGATTATAGTCCAGAATCAGAAGAAGAATCAGCACTTCCATATATGCCTTCGATGGGAGTCACTTCCAGAACAAGAACTAGAACAGAATCTGTTCCAAACGTTCCTAGACAGCCTCCTACAACGCCAGATACTAGCCTATATTTTATACGTCCTCCGTCTCCAGAGGCCGCAATTAGTGATCCTCG